ACCTTCAGGCGTGTTCAATGCCCGAATGTCTGAACCTGATGCACCGGCTTTCGCCAGTTCCTCGAGGCTATCGCTCAAGGACATTGCAGGAACAATCCTGGTTGCGGTGCTTACCAATCACGCCAGTCTTGGCAATGATGTTGTTCGCAATCAGTGTGCGACTGATTTCGGCATTGCTGATTGTGCGATTGTTTAGAGTCGCCAGCAAGGCTTCACGATCGATGTCATCGAGGTTGCCGAGAATAGTTCGCACTAGGCACGAATGCCTTGGCGAAGGTTTGTCAGCTAGTGTCAAAAGGTCGTTGCTTAAACTCATACCCCTGCCAGTCCTTTGCTTGAGAGTTAGTGCTGTTCTGAAACTACAACATCCAAGTGATTGTCAGATTGCGCATTCACGCCGAATGCGTGGTCATTCTTTGATAGTGCGCGAATAACAACAGGAATGAACGCAACCCAAATTGAGTTCACAACAATCTTCAAATCGGCACTGGTGAAATCTAGTGGCGACTTACCAATGGCAAGAGTCGCAGTCAATGCGGTTGCAAGAAGTGATTGCAAGTAACTGATGAGCATCTTTGTTTTCATTGTGAATCCTTACTTGGGCATATTGTCGAGTTGAAGCACTGTGTCGTTGTAGACACGCGCCCAACCGAGATACTTTTTGCCCCAATGAGTAGCGAACCAAGTCAATGGAACTTCGCCGACATAGTTGTTGGTCGGTGCATCCGTACCAATGACCATGCCCTTAGTGCCAGACTGCAAAACGACATGGCCGTATTGACCGCCATCGAAGAAGTGTGGTGCGCCAATCGGTGCTTTCGTTGGGTCAGTATGACGAGCCTTTGCAGGAACATGATTCCAAGCATCGATTGCGCTGGCATACTTCACCGGCAAACCCCAAGCATTCTGGCAAGTTGCATGGCAACGACCCTGAACACCACTGATGTGGTTCAACATTAGGTGCTTCATGTGACCATAGGCTTGAAGTCCTGTGAACTTACTTTTCGACATTGTTGACTCCTCTAGGGTTCGACTTCTTGGCTGGTAGTTTTGGCGCAGTCTTTTTCGGTGTCCACGAAATCACCGTTTGTTCAAGGTTCGAAACTCGTTCAATCATTGTGTCCACCTGTTCGCGAACATCCATCGCCTGATCGCAAGCGCGTTCCGCTGCGAACGCTGCGCGTTCTGCATCGCGAGCCGCCTTGCGCACTAGGTCATAAGTTGAACCGCCACCATTGGGCCGAAGTTCCACCATCGCATCATGAAGCCAGGACTTAACTAGGCGAGAAACGATTGCCCCAAATACACCAGCAATCGCCAGACCGCTGGCAACAGTTGAAACCCAATCAGGAACAGACAGGTTGCCCATTACTTTTCAATCACCGCGACATAGACAGTGGTCGTGCCAGTATTAGTGACCGCATACATTGGGCCAGTGTGAGTGTTGAAAGTAATCTTGTCGCCAGAATCTAGGCGTAAACCATTCGAAGTTGTCACACCAGCATCGCCGACATACAGCAACCCACCACTTGTGTGCAGGTGAACTTCCTCAGCTGCGACAGAGTCAGCAACAATCTGACTCGCAGTTGTGGTGATTGTGTATTGTGCGGATGTAATAGCCATTAAGACTCCTTGGTTTTGGTCGGTGTTTTGTCTGTGATTTCCTGATGGCATCCGCCACAAATCACAAGTTCTTCAGGGTCAGGAAAGACAATAGTCAAACCCTCATTCACGCAACCGTCAGTGTGGCAAGTCAAATTGATGTTCATCATTCCTCTTAGTTGTTGTCAGCTGCCGCTGATGTCATTTGAATGGCGTGGTAGCAAATAAAATAACTCGTGATTGCAGTTCCACCAGTTGGCGCAACATTGAAAATTCGCCAACTGAAACCTGTTTTGGTCACTGTCGAAACATTCGTTGCAGCGTAAGCGGTCGAAGGTAATGTTTCGGCACTGATTGTGATAATCGGAATCTGCGTGAATCGAGTCGAACTGGCAAAAGTAATCGTTGCACCAGTGCCAGCCTGAGCGTTCACATTTGTCGAGAATGAAATCTTGTCAGTCGAAGTTGCGAATGCTATTGGTCGAAGCACCGAATCTGTCGCAGTGTAAGACAGTTGATTCGGATAAGTGCCACCGTTGTAAACCTTGTTTATCGTTCCACCAAGATCATTCAAGTCTGATGCCGGCAAAACCGAACCGTCAGTGAATGATGTTTTAGCTGGGAAACCTGCTGCCATTTTTACTCCTTATTTGCCAGGGCTAAGTGTTAACGAAATGCGCCATGAAGTTGGATTGATGTCATGATTCAATTCCTGAATCCAACACTGATAAACGAACTCATAGCCGTTTGAATAGATAGGAGTTCGATTGACTTGAACTGCACTGCCCAAGTCAGCTGTGATGATGTTGTACCAAAGAGTCGATGACAGTCCTAAACCCTCAAACCCAATAGTTTCAACCCGATAGGCAGGGTCAGCGAACTGGTCAGCCAAATGTTGCGCAACAGTCGGCGCATCATCTGTCACATAATAAGTTGTTAACTGCGCAGGAGTAGGGCCGTATTTGGCAACACTCAGCTGATTGAATCGTGTGAAATTCTTTTGAATGCCACTTTGATTCGTGTTTGTAATCGTGACTTGATTGCGCATGTATTTCTCGCCACCAGTGACAGCAATCTGGTCATACTCAACAACATCAGTGCTAGTTCGCGCATCAGTCATTGTGAACTTCTTAGTTGCGCCAGCCCAAGAACCAGTGTCGAAAGCAGCAAAACCTTTCCAGATAGCATCGCCAGAGGCATTGCAAAAGAACATCGCATTCGCTTGAGTTCGCACAATCGGGTCAACCATTGTCAACACATCGCCGACTGGAACTGAACTGACTTGGAAAAGGCTGCTTGAATAGTAAAAGTTTTGATTCCAACCAGCGGAGTCCAAGATTCGACCAATCGCAGTTGCTTCGCCTAAACCGTTTGTGTCGATAGTGCTGGACAATCTAGACATCTGGGCCAAGCCGTCAACGCAAGTGATGGTTGCCACAGGTTGCAAAGACATGTCCTTGTCGACCTGCTCGATGAATCCGGTGTAGATAGGAATCTCGCAAGGCCCACCACCGTAAGTGATAGTCGCCGTTACTTGAACGCCAGTGCCAGCAGTTAGTAGCGAAGCAAGAGTCGATGTGAAATAACCAGTTGTCGCGACTCCAGATTGACCAGTCAATAAACCTGTTGGTGTTCCGTTGGCGACAGTAAAACTTGTGCTAGTTGTTGCAGTTATTGTTTGAAAGTTTAGGTTGAATGAACTGGTGGTCATTCCAGTAATGCTGACTACTTGCCCGACTTTAAAACTATGAGCTGCGCTAGTTGAATAAACAGTGACAACTCCACTGCCAAATGCTTGAATAATGTATTCGCTATATGCATACTCAGGGTCATAAGTTCCCAGAGTGTTGTCCATCGTCAAGGTCAAACTGCCAGCCTGGACAGCCTGATCCTCACGAGTTCGACCTCGGCGAATAGCAATGTTCTTCACATCATTGGCAGGGAATTGAGTCAAAGTTGTAAAAGGCGTGTATTGCCCAAGAACATCAGTGCCGGTCGGCGCAAGTCCAGACCAGCCAAGTGTGAATAATCCAGCGTTGCGGTTGCCTACATCGAGGTAGACCTTAATCAGTGGCGCATTCGTGCCGTCATAAAGTGCCATCGATTACACCCCAAGAATTGCAGGGTCAAGTCCTCGGCGGCGCATTAGCTGAGCGATGTTGTCGCGAACCGTAACTGCCAAATCCTTCTCGTGAATAACTGAGCCAGAAACATTGACGACAACATTGATTGCACCGCCACCCATTGCACCGCCATTGAACTTCGACAATGGGACAATCGCTTCAGGGCCAGCCTCACCGATAAGAGCAACAGTTGGTCGGTTAACAATGCCACCAGTTGCCATCGCAGGAATCTCAGGAATGTGGATTCCGAAATCCTTACCGCCAACCCTTGGAACATAGTCAGGAATATGGAACTTGATTTTGTTAATCGAACGAATCAAGAAGTTAATCAAGCCAATCCAAATGTTGATGTATCCCTTGATGATGCCACCAACAAAATCAAAAGCAGTCTTGACCGCTGTGGACATACCATCCCAAACAGCCTTGAAAGCATCTCCAATTCCCTTGAAGATTGCCTTCCAAATCTTGATGTAGGTCGAAATTACTGTGCCAATGAATCCAAAGACTTTTTTGACAATGCCAACCAATGTATCCCAAATGGTGCGGTAGAAATCAATTAAGGCTTTGAACTTCTCTTTAATCCAATCGACTGCGACTTTTAAGAATTGTTTAATCTTCTCAAGAACTTCACGCCAATGATTCTTCAAATACAGAACAGCTGCGACAAGTAAACCAATGGCAAGAATGATTCCACCAGTTGCAATGATCATTGCCAGGTTCGCTGCAATCCAGGCAGCAGCAGTTGCAGCAGCTGAAGCAATAGCGGCAGCGGCGACCAATGAGTATTGCGCGATTTTGGTCGCAACCCAAATGACACCTTTAGCAATGTCGGTTGCAAAAGTTTTTATTGAGGCATAGCCAGCCTTAATCAGCGTAGAAATGTAAGCACCAATCAGCGCAACCAAAGTCACGCCAATGAAAGTGCCAAGAATCTGCGCTGCGACCTTATGCTTGCCGAACCAATGAACTGCCGAAATGATGTGGCCAAGCAATTTTTGTAAGATAGGAATCAGGCGCATTCCAATTCGAATAAACAAGTCCTGCATCTGAGTTCCAAGAACCTTGACCTGTCCACCCAAAGTCTTTGAAGCAGCAGTAGCCTGACCGCCAAGCTTGTCATTCAAAGCTTTCATGATGTCAGTGCCAGCACTAGAAACAGCGTTCAGTTTCTTTTGAGCCTTCTCGACCTTCTCATGAGCAGCGGCCAATTTCTCGCTCGAAATTTTGCCCTTGTTCGCTGGGTCCTGAGAGGCTTCCAGCAATGCAGTGTATTTGCCCTGAGCCTCAGAAAGTTTGTCATGTGCTTGCTTCAACTTCAATGCGCCACCGGCAGCAACAGGCAAGTCAATGCCCATCGCCTTCAATGGTTTCAAGTTGCCCTGAGAAGCCTTAGCAACCAAAGTTGCAGCCGAAGCCAAATCGATGTGTTTGAATCTGGCAATGTCGGCAGCAATACCCATGTCGGCTAGAGCCTTTTTCGGATCACCGAGCGCAGTCGTCAAATTCGCAAGAGCAGCCTCAGTTTCGGTATTGCTGAAACCTAGTGCTTCTTGCTGTTTCGATACATCGGCAATCTTTTCTTTGTATGCTTCATAACTTGTGCCAGCGTTCTTCAACGCCGTTTCAAGTTTTGCGTGAGAAACCTCAAACTCGTCAGCCATCTTGACCGAAGCAATACCAACACCGACAGCGACAACAGTCAAACCGAGAAGCGCAGCTTTACCAGCAGCGGCAACTTTGGCAAATTTGCCTGAGCCTTCTTTTTCAAGCACAGCAATTTCTGTTTTCGCTTCGCCCATCTTGGCTTTGAACTCGCCAATGTTGGCGCGAAGTTCAACGAATACTGGTGGCAACATACTCACTAGATAAGACCACCCATCTTGTTAACTGCTTTATCCCAACCTTTGGCATACGCTTGCGCCATCTTCGGCTCAGTCGCTTCCACCGCTGGTTTGAAATACGGAAATTCTTCTTCAAGTTTTCTTTTTTTAAGATTGTTGATTTTGCCACCAACACCGACACCGCCGACCACAGTTCCACCTGGTCGAATCAAAGGTCGCTTCTTGCCACCGACTCCTCGATACAAGTCACCAGCGAATCTGCCTGGGCCACCTGATCGAGGCGCATGAGTTGGGCCATCAACTTTTACCGCAGGGATTTTCTCCCAAGCACCGCGCTGATTCCAACGAGGCGCACCTCGAAGGTTTCGGCGAATAGCGAGTTTAAGAATTCGCTGGTTTTCCTTGACCGCCATCCAAGTCGCTTTTTCAACTCTGGCTTCCATCTGTTCGGTTTCTCTGATTGTGCGCTGCGCACCTTTAACGAAAACCTGAATTGCTGGATTAGCCACAATTACTCCTCGGCGTGTTTGTTCTTAACTCGCGTGAATGTGTCGTCAATTTGCAAAAGCCAATCGAGCATCGATGCAGACTCGTCCTCGAGTTGGCTCGGAGTCACATGAAGCAAAGTGCAAAGTCGATAAGTTCTCAACTGTTCTGGCAGTGGGCCACGAACTGTTCCACCCTCAAGCGCACGCTCTAATCGTTTGAGGGCAGCGTGGGGGAAGTTGGGTCATGATCCTGCGCAAAGTTAGGCATCATCTCAGTAATGTCTTTGGCAGTTACTTCTTGCAAAATGTAATAATCGCCAGCAGGCAATTCCAACACAGAATCCAGATTGATAGGCATGTCATAACTCCACGCCGCCACTCGAGCGAGAATGAGCAAGTCATTCAAGTCATTGAATTTTGAAAACAATTCCGAGTCAATGTTGGAAACAATCTCAGCTGCTGCTGCGACTTCGTTGCCGGCATTGTTTGCCAATGCTTCAGCACCGTTTGCTTGACTAATTTCGAACAGCATTTTTTCAACTGGTCGGCGTAGTCGGACAGGAACAGCGGATGGACTGCGTAGTTCAGCCCATCCGCTGTCTGATAGTTCGATTCTTACGGTCATGATTTACCCCTTATTGATTATTGGTTAAAGTGCGGCTTCGCTGGTCTGGTAGACGATTGTCATTGGCTGGTTTGTGCCGTCATCGTAAACAGTGAAAGTCATTGACAAGTCAACAACGCCAGGGCCAGAAACATTTGGTGTGTCAGCATCGAACTTGCAAGCAGGCAATGTGATGCTCAATGTGTCTTTGTAGGTTGATGAGATTACATCGCCTGTGAAAGTCAACGCCAATGATGCTGTTGTGTCTGCAAGGAAAGCAGCCAACAAAGTTGTGTCAGTGAACTCAGCTGTGATCTTGCCCGAAACTTTACGGAAGCCAGAGATGTTCTGCTCAGATTTCAAACCCAACGCGCCTAAGTTGTAGCGGTCATTTTTGATTGCATTGTCAACAGTGACTGAGAAGTCTTTGATGTTTGCAACAGCTGAGCCGTTCAAAGTGATTGCACCCTGAGCGAAGTTGAACACAGAACCAGTGGCTGGGTAGGAAACCGTTGCAAGTGCAGTTGCGGTTGTCAATGACTGAGCATCGATGCCGAACTTGCCCTTTGCAATTTCGCCGTTAGCGACTGAAAGTTCAAAGTTGTTAACCTTGCAACCAGCCAAAGTCTTTGGAGTTACAGTGCCACCGTATTGAGGAACGCCGACCTGAGTTGTGAAACTCCTGCCGTAAGTGTCGCCCAATGTGAAGGTGTAGGAATAAACACCGGAAGAAACAGTTGTTGCTGATGGTGTTGTTCCCATTGCGTAAGACAAAAGCAAACCAAGACCGCGAGTTGGAAGGTCTAAGTCCAAGTCACCGCCAGCATCCTTTGTTGTGAGAACGCGGCGTTGTGATCGTGGCAACTGGCCACCAGCGCGAAGTCCCATGCCTTCAGCTGTATTTTTGCGAAATTGTAAATTCTCGCTATTGAACTCATAAAAGCGTGTCACAGTCACGCCAGTTCCGAACACTGATTCAGTAGCGACCCCGAGGGATGCGCCAATACCTGCACCAATAGCCATTTGTTTCTCCTAGTTACTTTTCAGCGTTTGCTGGGTCGGTGGTTGTTGAGTCTGCAACTGAATCAGATGCAGGGGTCGATGTGGATGATTTTGCCCCAGCCTTGCTGTCATCGCCCGAAGTCCAAACGCCAACCTGCTCAAGCATGCTTGCAGCAATGTCGTCTGGAACTTCTACGGTTTCGCCGTAAGCGATGACACGATTCAAAACAGGAACATCCAAGTCACCCTGTGTTGAAATGTTTTTGACTTTCGCCATTTGTTTCTCCTTATGTTCTCGCCGTATAGGCAATGGTGAAATTGATTACAACCGCAGTTCCTGCGGAGTTCTGTCGATAAGAGGTTGTGTGGCTGTCAATGTACGAATACAAACAAGCACCAGCGAAACTTGAATCCGCACGAATGGCAGTATCAGCTGCGGAAAGAAGTTGGAAGGCACGAGTTCGCCGATTGGCTAAACTGCTGCCACCATCCCAAGCCCACATGAAGCAATCGACAGTTCCTGTTTCCATGATTTTTTGGTTGCCAAGTTGAGTTGGATTCTGGCGAACATTGCCAGCAATAACTTCGCCGTCATCTGTGCCATCATGTCCTACCGCAATGGCATCGCCTGGGTAACTCTCATCAATCTCAGGGCCGTCAAAGATACGGACACCCGAAAGTGCCGAACTGTTCTGAAAAGCCGTCAGAATGCCGTTGATGACCTGTGGCAGGGCAGTGGTAGCCATTACGCCAACCCAGGCAGACTTGCAGGGTCGAGAAGTTCCATCGCCCTACGAGGTAGAGAATAGGTTGAACCTGTTACCCATTCGTCACCATTACGAGCAAGAACATTTGCAGAACCACGCTGAGTCTGCCAAAGGTGACGAAGGATTTCCAACACTCCTTGCTGAATTGCTGGCGGAGTAACTGTGTAGCCTGCGACATAAGTCACCGACACAGAATTGACCCCTGCTGCCCAATAGCCGTATGCACCGAATGCAGTCGATGACAGGCTTGAAGTAGTCAAGCGGTAAAGTCGCTGACCTGTCGGATCGAGAAGGTACTGGCTCGAATCTAATAAATCGCCGTTCTCATAAACGCTCGAAATGCTAATTGCTCGAGGATTACGAAGGCGCAAAACATCAGTGTTGCCGTCATACTTTTCGGAAGTAATCGTTCGGCGACCAAGAACTGCGCCAACATAGTTCTCAGCCAAGTCCTGCGCAGCATCGATGAAGCGGCGAATCTCTTCCTGATTAGCTGAAGCCGCTGGAATGTTCAGATGCTCCAAAGCCATGTCGTAAGACACGACCGGCAAAGTCGTCAAATCTCGAACAGTGAACTCGTCAGTGAACGCACTCGCATTCGTGCCAGTCGCAACCCAACGAATCACATGGCGACCCGACTGGCTAGGAACATAGGCGATGTCATAAAGACCAGCACCAGAGTTAGTGACA